TTGAAAGCCCCACCTGGGGGGCTTTCCCTGTGCTGCGACCTGTCGCTAACCAAGAGGCATGACCTCAAGATTGGACCCACAGTCGCCACAGGTGTCCGTTGATACGCTCCGGACCTAACCCGGATAATGTAACATCAAATTATTTAAGATTTATGAGCTTATATACTGTTATGAACACCAGTAAACATGTTAGATTAAGAGCAAAACACCCCCCTCGTCAATTCTAGAAGTCCGCGAGGGATTTAGGGTAGCAAACTAGGAATCTAGATGCATATTCTTGTTTTAAAACCCACGCTGCAAGTGATCTGTTCACTCTCATCCACCCTCAGGGTGGTCAGTGTGGTGAGTCATAGCGACACCTAACAGAGGCTAACCTAGTAACTCTTGTGAAGTTCAACACGCTGACAGGATTCCACGTCCGTTTACTGCTAGCATTCCCGCTCAGAGGGTGGCCCAAGTAATTGGTGCTCTGAGTGTGCGTGAGCTAGTATCCCGCGAGGGATAGGTGTGTTGTAATGACACAAGTTGGTGAAAGGTAAAGTGCTTTAGGCTAGCTACTGGCCCATTGGCTACGAGTAGACATGTGCAGGAGGTACCCGCTCATCTTAGCGGATGTGACCTGTAGCTAATTAGTCAATGCTCGCTGTAGAAATCTTTTCCCCTTTTTTCTTTTATATACAGAGTGATTCGCATTTGTATTGAAGATTGTGTGCCTAGTGTATCTTGGTATTATCAGAGGAAGCAATTTAAACTGGATTTTCAATTAGGAGGATTAAAACCTTGTTAACTTTTTATAAGCATTATAAAATGGAGAGCTATCCAACCACCCTTACCAAAAAGATTGAGGAAGGTGACAATTTTGAGTTTGATGGAGACTTCAGAACATCCAAAACATCCTATCGACTTAAGGATTCCCCTGGTTTTGGATTGATGAAAGAAAAGTGTTACCCTGAAATTGAAGAGGAAACATTTGAAGACCTGATTTTGGCTGCCTATGAGAAACCCAAGAAGAAGAGGATTACATACTTGGCTAGAGAATTGAAGTCAATACTTCCAGCCCCTGCCAAACCCTGTGTGCCCCGAGATGTTGCCCGCATTTACCCCAACTTTACACCCCATATGTGTTTGTCATCCCCCCATCACCGGAGAATGACCATGGCATTTATTGATGCCGCCAGAGATTACTTTTATGATTTGGAGAACCCCCACCTGGAAAAACTTAAGTTGGCATGGGCCATGTTTAAATTTAACACCCAGGGCCCCTCCCCCCCCCCCAGTTTGCCTTACAACGTGTATGAGCAGGAAGAGTTTGACCGGTACGCGACCTGGTTTTTGGGAAAGAGAGAAACACCCCCGCCCCAGTCCTATTACCTGTTTTACCCATTGCCTGAAAATGTTAGCAAAATTAGTGAGATTGAGGAAGCAGATTGGGAAGGAGTAGACCTTAGTAAAAACTGGTTAGATTTGGTAACAGAGGATGATGCAAAATACCTGTTAGAGAATGGAACCCTGCCCTTTGGATCGTGCCTGGCCATGGCTAAAAAGAGTAAGCTGTATGTGACAGATGTGGCCAAAGAGGAAAGTATTTTGGAGAAGATGAAAATGGCACTTGAGAGACTTCATTTGAACCCCGCCAGCACCCCTGCCTTTTGCACCAGGCTAGACACCAACGTTCACCCCGCCGCCTGGTGTTTTTACACCGGAGATTTCAGGTGCACTTTGGTTGGATTTGAATCAAAATTTGACTGGACTAAAGATCAACTCAAGCACATCATCCCTGAGCACCTGTATCATGAAATGGTTGTGGCTTTTCCCCTACCCGTTCCCAAACACCAAGGCCCCTATCCCACCCCCTCTCCTAGATTTGCTGAGATTTTGGGTGAATTGAGGCGTGGAAAATCACCCTATTTGGTTGGAGATAACACCAGGATGGTGGTTAAGAAGGGCATTGTTAAGATTGTAGTGGAGGAACCACCTTTGGTGGCCGAGTATGAATACCCAGTTGACAAACCACATTTGGCTACAATTAAATTTGTGAAGCAACAAGGCAGTGTTATTTACAACATCAAAGGAGATGGTAACTGGATTTCAACTGAGCAGGGCGCCAACGGTTGGACACCATCGGCGAATGTTACAGTTGAAGGTGGAGACATTTCATCAGCAACTGCAGGAAGTAACAACCCCAACACCACCCCGTCAATGCCCCTGAAAAAGCCATCCCCCCCCAGCACCAAACCCGTACGCAGGATCGGCGGCAATGATCAGCTGTCGAACTCCAGAATGACATCAATTCGTTCCGGAGATTGCTTTGTGGACATCCCCAACACCGCAACAGTGGCTGAACCCATTCCCATAAAACCCTATTTTCCAATATCAAACCTTGGAGAACCCCACAAACCTGGAGATTCTGTTGATAGGTACTGGCATGTGACCACTGGAAACTGGAATGTTGGAGCAACGAAAGTTTTATGGACAAGATCTGTGAATGAAACCTCTTTAAAGTACCCAGCAACTGCACCAGCAAATTTTGGTACATCTGGAGCCTTTGTTTCCTTTCCTTACTCAATTTGTGATGCACACCCCGGAAGCGCAATTGCCACCTGCTTTAACACCTATGCCTACTGGCGAGCAAACGCTAGTGTTGTAGCTATTGCAAATGCACCCCCCCAAACAGCAGGAGCCCTACTGCTAGTCGCAGTACCAGAAGATATGCCCAGGAACCTTACACTGAGAGAAGCACTGCACTTTCCTTATGCTTTGTTGAACTTGGCATCCTCTAACACTGCTGTGTTAAATTTACCCTTTTGTGCAGCCTCACCGGTCGAGATAACACTATCCCACTTTGGATGGAACATTTGTGCTTTTCCACTGACCCCCCTTGCAATCCCAGTTGGTGTGGCCCCTTATGTCACTGTGTCACTGTTGATGTCCACACTGGATTCAGAGTTTTACTGCTTGAGAACCCCATCGCTTCACGGCATACCCACACACCCACAGCCCACATCCGGTGATCAGTATCACTGGAGCTCAGCACCCCCGACGTCACAGGCCATTGTGCCATTTATTCCCAAGAAGCCCCAAACTTCTCATGTGCCCGATCCCATTGTGAACTTTCATGAGATTGCAACCCGGCCCGGACTAGTTGATGTTTACACCATTGACATGGATGCAGCTGTTGGAACAAAACTGATTTGCCAAAGATTGGACCCTGTTTCACTCACCCAGGATGTTAAGATTACCAGTGATGACAAAGGCCCCCATGTTTTGACACCATTAGGGACTGTGATGTCATTGTTTGCACAGTGGAGGGGAACATTAATTGTTAATTTGGTTTATGCTGGCTCTCAACAGAGCACTGGAAGAATTTTGGTTTCCACATCCCCTCCGATGGGCGGCTGCCCCAACACCATGCAGAACGCCCTCCGTGGGCGGAGCATGATTTGGGATTTAACGGTTTCAACTGAATGTGAGATAGAAGTGCCCTTTTACTCAGAGACACCATGGAAGAAATTGTTGAGATCCACTGGTAGTGCAGCAAACTTGGATTGTTTGGCAGGATGGATTGGATTGTATGTCTATTCCCCTTTTTCCGCACCCCCCCAGAACCCCGACAGTGCGTCCATCGCAATGTTTATTAGAGCTGGAGATGATTTTGTAGCCCGCATTCCATCCGGACACCTCCCCACACGCCTGTATACAGATGGTGGATATGACACTGCCCCTCCCTCCACACTGGCCCGCCGTCAAGGAGAAACCCCTCGGAGTGAAGGTGAACCCACAAATGGAATTGCAAATTTGGATTTAACCCATAAACCTGTACCAATGGATGTGGCAGCATACTTTTCCCAATTTTCAACTTTGGCTTTGGCTGCAAATGACAACCCCAGGTATGGCTCAATATCAGCCCAGTACAATGGAGGAGCCACCCTCCCGCTAACACTGCAACAATTGTCTAGATTTAAATTTGGCCTTTCAACCCTGTTAACCAGATTGTTTACCTATTTTCAAGCTGATTTGGAAGTATCAATTAGGATTAAGTTTACAAAGCAAGACAACCCCCCGGAACCCGTTAGAGTGTATTATTTTGCCCCTGGGACATCGGTAATTGATGGAGCCGATGCATGGACTACTGCAACCTTCACCTCAACCCCCGTGATTACTTGGGAACCCGATCAAGGAACAAAGCCCAACTTTTTGTTTACTATCCCCTATTCAGCACACTACCCTGTTGTTGCCCCCACCTATAGAGGAGTGACTGACCTGGTGAACAATGCCCAATTTGGATCAGATTACGGTTATTTAGGTATGTTGAGAATTCAGTTAGGGGACTTTGGCTCGACTGCTCAATTTCAGGCCCAAGTCGCAGTTAGGTTTGTAAATTTGAAAGCCTTTTTACCCAGACCCCTGAGGACCAACCCTATGCCCACAAACCAGGATGGCATGTGGTCTGTGACCACCCCCGTTTTGCCCACACATCAAGCTGGAACCATGTTACCTAAGGCCCCAACCCAACCCGTGTATGTAGTGAGGAAAAAGACCCTGACCTATGACCATTGGGCTATACGGTCAGGAGATGTGCAAATTTCAGTGCAGAGAGGGAAGCACGGATTGAACCCAGAGATCAACTATGAGGACCCTGAAGGAGAGATTTATTGTGAAGCCCCCAACTCAGCTTTTGCTTTTGCCCTTGCCCAGATTGGTGAACCCTACCCCTATCACTGTGTTAACAACTGTACAAATTGGGTTGAATCATTGACTGGAATTGAACTCCCGAACACCGGGAAAACCCTGGCCACTGCATTAGGTATTTCAGCCGCGGTTGCGACAACCGCCTTCGCCGCCAAAACGCTTGAGGCGAAGCATCAAGGCTTAGGAGAAATGGCCAGAGACACAGTGAGAGCATCTGAGAACTTGACCCGCGCCGCTCACGTAGCGCATGACGCTGTTTCAAAAGCAGAGGCCGTGGTGCAATTGGCTAAAATACCCGCCTCTGCCGACTCCATCCGTGCTGCCGCTGCTGACATGAAAGTGGCGGCCTCCATAATTTCAGAGTCTATTGGAGAAGCTGGGGAGATAGTGGAAAAGATCACCCCAGTGATGGAATCCCTAAATACAGTGAGAGATGGAGCAATTACAGGATTTTTACAGATTGTAACAAAGCTGATTGGTTATATAATGGTAGTTTTTGGATCCCCCACCCCCTTGTCCATTGCAGGTTTAATTACAATAATAACAGCTGACTTTTTACCCAATGTTGCTGCCTATTTTAAGAAGATTGGAAATCCCTTGTCCATGTTGTATTATTGGATTGCTAGCAAATTAGGTTTTAGTGTTACCCCTGAGGAGACAGCAGATCAGGCCCCCACCCCTGAAACCCCTAGCCAGGACACCTCCGCCCAGGATGGAACCCAACCACAACCTCAGCACCAGGGAGCTTTTAAGGATTATAATGAGACTGTGCATGCAATGAAAAACACTGAGTGGTTGATAACAACAATATTTAAGCACCTGAAGGAATTGCTTGAATGGCTGGGACTTAAATCAAAAACAGACCCCGCCACCAAATTGGCAGAGAAGCATGAGCAGATCATGGAGCTATACAAAGACTCCATTGCAGCAGTGAACTCCCCCACCATTGAGATTGGTGCAGCCAAGGATAACAGAGACCTTGCCCAGAGATTGATGACTGTAGCCCAGGAAGCCAAATCCCCAACCCACTCCCAGATTTTGGTTCAAACTATTAGGAATTACTCCACAGCTGTTAACAACCAGGAAGCTATGGAAGCCCCCCCCCGCCCCGAGCCTTATGTTGTGTATATTCATGGGAAACCTGGATCAGGGAAATCCCTGTTTGCCCAAGCCCTCGCACGAACCCTGGCCTTTCACCTTTGCGGAGATGCTGACTCCGTTTATGCCCCATCCTCAGCGGATTGTCAATATTATGATGGGTACTGCCAACAGGTAGTACATTATATAGATGATATTGGACAGGATATGGAAGGAAGAGACTGGAAGGATTTTGCCCAGCTTGTGTCAACCTCCCCCTTTATTGTTCCCATGGCTAATTTGGAAAAGAAAGGCATGACCTACACCTCCAAGGTGATTATTATGACATCAAATTTTGAGGAGCCCAACCCCCGAGCTGCCCGTTTCCCTGAGGCATTGTTGAGGAGATTGAAGTGTGTGATTTCCATACAACCTAAACAACCTCCTATGGACACACTTTCAGGAAAATCCAGATACCTGAACCCAGAAGAAGCCCTGGCTGTTGATGGACCCGCAACCCGCTTTTTCGCTGCAGATTGTCCCTTGTTGAGATTTGAATCTTTTGACTTGACCTCGTCCCACAACTTTCGCCACGCTGATGATGTTGTTAGGCACATTTTGGAAAGAGTTAACAACGCGACTGGTATCACCAACGCGTTGAATGCCCTGATACCCAGACCCCGGCATCAAGGACCCAAACCCAAACCCACTTCCTTTGAGAACCCCGCCTACCAGCCCCACCCCAATGAGATTCAGTCATCAGTTCCCACCCCCTTGACCCAGGCAATTCGAACAAACTCCCTATCCCTTGTGCAGAAGATGTGGACCTACCGCAAACCCCTTTTTGCTACGGCGACCTTTTTGTCAATTTTAACATCCCTGACTTGCCTGATAACCCTGGTGTATAACCAATTCAAAAGCAAGAAGCAAGGAGCCTATGCAGGAATGCCCACCCCCAAACGCGGAACTGCCCCACAAGGCGTTTATTCCGGCTTGCCAAACCAGCCTAACCAACCCCACCCCCGCCCAGACCGAGCCCCCCGCCCCGTGCGCCAAGGAGTGAAACAGGTTGACATTTCCCTGAGAAAGAATGTGTTTATAGTGACTTCCTATGATGACCCCGGTCGTACCATGCTTGAACTTAACGGTCTTGGGCTGTTCGATCGATGGGTTGCCACCGTGACCCACATCGGATTGGACCGTCCAATAACCGTTACAGTTGATGGCATATCCTACCCCGTTACCAAACATGTTACCCATGGAGAAATTTGTGCCCTTTATGTTCCAGGAATGCCCCAGTGCCGAGATATTCGGCGCTTCATTCGGAACCCCCGCTTTCACCAGACTGGAACCCTGATTGCCCACACAAACGCTGGACCCGCTTACCTTTTGGCAAACCAAGTGAGATTTGGAGACACCCCCTACCCATCCCTTACCGGATTGACTGATGTTTATACATACAACGCCGCCACCTTTGACGGCTTGTGTGGAGCCCCATTAGTTTTGCATAACCCCGCTGCTGCATCCCTTGTAGGTATACATGTTGCTGGAGTGGCCGGCGTGAGCGGTGTTGCCATACCACTAACCCCCCTTTTGGAGAAGATACCCGTCCCCGCTGCCCAGTCAAAAATTTTGCCCCTACCAATGCCTGGACCCGGAGTGCACATACCCCGCCGTTCCCGTTTGCAGAAATCCCCCGCATTTGGTGCCTACCCTGTTGAGAAAATACCAGCCCCACTTTCAAAGAATGACCCAAGGTTGCCCGAAGGTGTAGATGTTGATGTGGTTGCGTTTTCAAAACAAAACCGCGGTGACATGGACAAACCATGGGAGACCTTGCCCCCAGCAGTTGATTTGTATTTTTCCCAATGCAACTTTCCCAAAATTAGGATGTTGAATATGGATGAGGCAATTAATGGAACCCCCTTGTTGGATGGATTAGACATGAAGCAATCCCCTGGATACCCATGGTCCCTCACCACCAACCGCAGAAGCTTGTTTACCCAAGATGAAACTGGAAAATATTACCCTGTCCCTGAATTGGAGGAGGCCGTTTTGGCCTGTTTGGAAAACCCAGATTACTTTTATACAACCCACTTGAAGGATGAGTTGAGACCAGTTGAGAAAGCCCTTGCTGGAAAGACAAGATTGATTGAGGCTGCCCCGATCCACGCTATCATTGCTGGACGGATGTTACTCGGAGGGCTCTTCGAGTACATGCACGCCAGGCCTGGCGAGCATGGATCAGCCGTTGGTTGTGACCCTGATTACCACTGGACCCCCTTTTTCCACTCCTTTGATGAGTTTTCGCAGGTGTGGGCTCTTGACTACTCCTGCTTTGACTCGACCCTCCCCTCCTGTTGTTTTGATTTGATTGCCCAGAAATTGGCCAAAATTATAACCCCTGGAGAAGGAATTGCCCCAGACGCAATTGTTAAATACATAAGATCCATTTCAATTAGCAAGCATGTTTTTGGAAATGAAGCCTACCTTATGGTTGGAGGCAACCCCTCTGGCTGTGTGGGCACATCCATACTAAATTCAATGATTAACAATTGTGTTTTGATTTCAGCCTTTTTAACCCAGAAAGACTTTAACCCCAACCAAATGCGCATACTGACATATGGAGATGATGTGCTGTATGCAACCAATCCCCCCATTCACCCCAGAGTTGTTAAAAAGTTCTTTGATGAGAACACCACCCTGATTGTGACCCCTGCTACCAAGGCCGGTGATTTTCCGGATGAGTCAACCATTTGGGACGTAACATTCCTCAAACGGTATTTTGTCCCGGACGAGATCCGGCCATGGTACGTTCACCCCGTGATTGAACCCGCCACCTACGAGCAGTCTGTCATGTGGACTCGGGGCGGCGACTTCCAAGATGTCGTCACCTCGCTCTCCTTCCTCGCCCACCATGCTGGTCCAACCAACTACATGATCTGGGAGGAGAAAGTTCGCAAGGCCGCCGCTGCTAAAGGTGTATCCCTTAACATTTTACCCTATTCCTACCTGCAACACCGCTGGATGCTTTTAGTAACCAGCTAATCATGTACCGTCCAAGCGTGTTGGACGTTAAGCCACGCCGTCTCCCGCACGTCACGCGGAACCCCATGTGCCGGCGCCTCTCCGTCTGGTCGCGAAAATCGGCTATTCGGTTTGGCATCTCCCATTGCCGGATCTTCCACACATGGCTGCACACCCCAGTCGCGCTGTGATATAAAGACCTGTCAAATTGGCTTTTCCGACAGGACCCTAAGCAGCACGATCCCCTATCTTTTAGGTTTAAAATTTTCTGAGGACGCACACCCTCTGTGTGCCACCCCCCCTAATTTGGACTTGAATATTGGAAGCTATTCTTGCA